CCCACATCATAACGGTAACAATTGTGGTGGTAGCTTCACTGCCAATTTTTCTCTTATTGCCAACATCCCAGATAAACGCCAGCACAGGGTCTTCCGTATCCATATCCGCTGTATATGCCATAGATGGTGCATAGCTGACCACATCACTTTGGCCAGTTCTCTCATGAATATACTGACGGTCATAGGTATTAGGGTTCAAAGATGTTGTCGCATCAGTGAACCCATCCCCAATCAGTTCATAGGTTGGCGTTGTATCGGATGGTGAAACATCCATATAGCTGCGCATCTCATCACGCATTACTAATGCCATAATTTTTCACTCCTTATCGTTTTTGTACATACTCTAATCTACACTGTATCTGATATTGCGCCCGGTCAATATCCGTCTGGAACGCATAGCCCCAGTTGATGGCTCGCAATAAAACAGGCCGCTGCTTTTCATCCAATGCCGGAAATTGCTTTTCTTTACTCTGCTGCTCCAACCAATCGGCAAAACGCTCATAAAAGGCGCTGTTCTCTAGATTCTGCGCCACATCAGAACCATAAAACTCTCTGCTGCATACAAGGAACACAAACTGTCGATAACTGCTGCCATTGAGATAGTTTTTAAGCACAGGGTCTATCGGTATTGGGTCAATACTATAACAATCCGGCTCGGCATCTAAATGCTCAACATTCACCTTGGCCAACTCATCAATAAACGGACACTGGCTGACAAACTCTTTTACACTTTCTATCATGGTCATGGCTTCATCCTCCCACCAGCTTTTTGGGCAGCTCCTCGCAAAATTTCTCTACGATGCGCAGTCTTAACATGTTCAAACCAAAAGCTCCTTCGTTGTGGGGCACCGTGAAAGTTCAAATCCTTATCGGTCAGATGTTTTTTCTCCCCATGCTTGGCCCAGCACGAACCGGAAGGGGACAACATCAATTTCCCGTAATACAGATATCTGGCGTATGGACCGTTCCACTCAACTTCACCACTACCAACAGTAGTGCCATCAAGGCCAGCCCGTTTTAAGTCACCATCCCGAAGAGGGAGATACGGGTCCGACAGCCGTAGTACCTCACTGTCAATATAACGCTGTACAGCACCGCCTACTTCCAGATTGCGGGCTGCCAATAACACTTGGGTGCTTTTTAATAACAGCTTTGTTTCTACATCCATTACTTTGCACCCACTTCCCAGTGGTCCATGCTGCTGCCAAACAAACGCCGGTCTACTTTGGTAATGGTCAATACATCATCATACTGCCGCTCTAAGTCGGCCAATCTGTGCAAATCATCCACCTCATAATCAATGCGGCCGAATACAATCTTATCGCCTGGCTGCAAGGTCCAGCAATTCGTTTTGTCTACTGCCTGTGCAAATTGTTTTGGTGTCAGATAGCCGCTCCGGAAATTGGCCGGAATAATAATCACGGCACTGTCCGCATTGTCTATTGCCCCTTTTCTGGCATTAATACCTCGTACATTATCCCAGAAGATATTCTCCAGTACCGTGCGCTGCCATTTATCCTCTCTGCCATCCCGATACCGGTTATAGATGGTGCAGGTATGCGGAAATAGCATTAACACCACCTCGCCATCAAACCAGTGCCGGCCAGATAGAGCAGCGCTGCATCATACAATAACTGCTCCTGTGACTTATTGTCGGCTGCAAAGGTGCGGCTCCAACTGCCTACACTCTCACTGGCCACAATCTGGCCG